ATTTTTCTGGCGGTGGACCCGTTACAAAAATACTCTCTTCAAATCTCATCTGTAATGTTGGTGGTGCTGGAACTTATCTGTCTGGAGTTGGTATCGGTACTACAACATTGACTATTGTTGCCTGATTAATATATGATTTTTAATGAACTGAATGAGGATAACTTTCTCTTATTTGCTATTAAAAATTATGAAAATCCTCAAGCAGTCACTAAAGAAGACTTTGAAAAGGATTTAAATCATTTTAAGTATATTAAAAGACTGTTAAAAAGATATAAAAGAGAAGGTGAATTAAAAACTCATCTTCTCTTAAATCATTTTATTATTCTTTATAATATTTTTGGTGAAGCAACGACTCCAATGTTGTTTTTTAAAATTGAAAAGGAATTGTGGTCTGTCTTAAAATCTTTTATAATTTTTCTAAATAGGCTGCCAGAATATCCAAAATCTGGTATTCACGATATTCAAGTTGATCTTTATTGTTTAGCAGAACTCAACAAAATCTACAATGGAAAAGAAGAAACTTGATTGGATTATTTCAATAGTCCGAGAAGAAATGATGTCAGCAAATGCTCCTGGTGGGTCTGGTGGATTTAGTGGTTCTTCTGATCCAAAAGGTCCTACTGCAGGATTTGACCCTGTTATGAAGTTTGATGGTAGGGGTAAGATTGCTAGAAGACTTCCTCCACAATATAGGAGTGATTTGATTAAAAAGAAAGAAATCAAAAATAATAAATAATTTTAATACTACTTGAGGTATTTGTTCCTGTAGTAAGGAAATAATATTCTTGGATAGAAATGTTCAATCAAAATACTACGGCAGACACTAAAATCGCTGTTTTAGAAGAAAGGCTTTCGTCATACGAACTTATGATGAAAAAAATAGACGAGGCCATTCAAATAATGGGCAAAACAAGTCAGAACATCAGTAAGATGCTTGCTGTCCACGAAGAAAAATTAGAACAGTGTGGTAAAGCAGATGATTTGCTTACTAAAATGATTTATGAAATGAAAGAACAAGGTGATGAGCACTGTACTAAAGTATCTGAAAGAATTGAGGCCCTGGAAGAAAAGATAGATGAGCGTATAGAAGCAGTAGATAAAAAAGTTGATGACGTAACAAAGTTTCGCTGGTTAGTTGTGGGTGCTTTAGTAATAGTTTCCTTTGTATTCTCTCAATCCAGTATGGTCGTGGATATTTTGACACCAGATAATCAACCAAATTATAGAATAGAAACTAAAAGATAATAAATTTATTTTTGCAGTATCATAATTGCATATAGTTGTAGACTTATTGACTCCAGATAATACTAAAGTTAGAATAGAAAAATCTAAATAATTAAGTGTTGGCATAAGATGCCAATGAAAATCAAAAACAAGACAACACTCTATTCGCTTCAAAAAATTACAAATTCAGTCGTAAAGTGGACGAGTCTTATGACTGCATTGTGCCTTGACAAGACGCGATAATCTGGTAGAGTAGATGGACATATTAAGGATTGGTTATGGATTTCGTTGATGTAAAGTACATCAATTTGCTTTCTTCGCGTTTTCAAAAATTCAAGAAAGTAAAGCATAATCTTTACAACTTTCGTTGTCCAATTTGTGGAGATTCGCAGAAAAATAAAAGCAAAGCAAGAGGATATCTTTATCAGGTCAAAAATAATACTAATTTTAAGTGTCATAATTGTGGACTCAATATATCCTTCAACAATTTCTTAAAACAAATTGACCCAGTAATCTATAAACAATACTCTTTCGAAAAATTTAAGGAAGGTAATACTGGAAAAAACTTTACAGTACAGGAACCAGTTTTTAAATTTGAAGCACCAAAGTTTAAACCTAAGTTAGATTTACCCAAAGCATCATCAAATCCTGATGCAAAATCATATCTTGAAAATAGAAAATTAAATCCGGATAAATTCTATTACGCAGATAAATTTAAATCTTGGACTAATTCTGTAAAGAAGGTCTTTGATGATACTTCTAAAGATGAACCTAGGATTATTATTCCTTTGTTCTATCAAAATACTCTTATTGGATTTCAAGGTAGAGCACTAGGACCCAGTAAGATTAAATACATTACTGTAATGCTTAATGATGACGCACCAAAAATCTACGGTCTTGATGAAATACAAAAAAGTAAAACTGTATACATCACGGAAGGTCCCTTTGACTCAACTTTCATATGCAACTCAATTGCTCTTTGTGGTGCAGATGGTGATGTTGATAAGTGGGGTGTTAACAGGCGTGTGTGGATTTATGATAACGAACCACGTAATGCAGAAATCCATTCAAGAATCTCCCGTGTTATTGAACGTGGAGAAAAAATTGTAATTTGGCCAAGTTCAATAAAAGAAAAAGACATTAATGAGATGGTATTGTCTGGACTGAATGTTCAGTCTGTGATAGAATTAAATACTTATTCTGGATTAGAAGCAAAACTTAAATTTACTACCTGGAAGAAAATATGAGCAACGGTACAAAGGTTAAAAAGCGTGATGGACGAATTGAGTCTCTTGACCTAGACAAGATGCATTTGATGGTTGAAGAGGCGTGTAAGGGTCTTGCAGGCGTCTCTGCGAGTCAAGTTGAGATGACCTCTGGTATTCAATTTTATAGTGGAATTACCACCGCAGAGATTCAAGAGATTCTGATTCGTTCTGCTTCTGATTTGATTGATTTGGATCATCCAAATTATCAGTATGTTGCTGCTCGTTTGCTTCTCTTTGCTGTTCGTAAGCAACTTTATGGAAAGATGAAGGAACTTCCTAATCTTGAGCAGCACATTTATGTTTGTGTGAATAAAGAAGTCTATGATAATGATATCTTTAACAAGTATTCAAAAGAAGAGATTGAGCGGGCTAATTCGTATATCGATCATGATCGTGACTATCTGTTCACTTATGCAGGTCTACGTCAGGTCGTTGACAAGTACCTTGTGCAAGACAGGAGTACTGGTGGAGTATATGAGACACCTCAATTCATGTATATGATGATTGCTCTGACTATTTTTGCAGAGTATCCAAAAGCAACAAGAATGTCATATGTAAAGAGGTATTATGACGCAATCTCAAAACACAAAATCAACATCCCCACTCCCATTATGGCAGGAGTGCGAACACCACTTAGACAATTTGCTAGTTGTGTTCTTGTTGATGTTGATGACACCCTCGATTCTATCTTTAGCTCTGATATGGCAATTGGTAGGTATGTTGCACAAAGGGCGGGCATCGGTATCAACGCAGGCAGAATCCGTGGCATCAACGCTAAAATCAGAGGCGGAGAAGTTCAGCACACGGGTGTTGTCCCATTCCTCAAAAAGTTTGAGGCAACTGTCCGATGCTGCACTCAAAATGGCATCAGAGGTGGAAGCGCAACTGTCCACTTTCCAATCTGGCACCAAGAAATAGAAGATATTCTTGTCCTTAAAAACAACAAAGGAACTGAGGATAATCGTGTCCGTAAACTTGATTATTCTATTCAAATCAGTAAATTGTTCTATGAAAGATTCATCCAAGATCAAGAGATTACTCTCTTCAGTCCCCACGACGTACCTGGACTTTACGATGCTTTCGGAACAGATCATTTTGACAATCTCTATGTTTCGTATGAGGAAGATCCGTCCACTCCGAAAAAGACTATTAAAGCACAAGAACTCATTCTCAGTCTCCTTAAAGAACGTGCGGAGACGGGTCGTATCTACATTATGAATATTGACCATTGTAATTCTCACTCATCCTTTAAGGATAAAGTGAATATGAGCAATCTTTGTCAAGAAATTACACTCCCAACTGATCCTATTCAGCATATTGATGATACTCACGGCGAGATTGCACTTTGCATTCTTTCTGCAATTAATGTGGGTAAAGTGAAATCAGATGAAGAATTGGAAGATCTTTGTGATCTTTCTGTTCGTGGTCTGGATGAGTTGATTGACTATCAAAAATACCCCGTATTAGCAGCTGAGATCGCCACTAAGGCACGTCGTTCTCTTGGGATAGGATTTATTGGTCTTGCACACTATCTTGCAAAACTTGGTTATAATTATGATTCCCAAGAAGCATGGGATGCAGTTCACGGACTTTCTGAATCTTTCCAGTATTATCTTCTGAAAGCATCAAATCAACTTGCTAAGGAGAAAGGATATTGTGAATACTTTGGTCGTACTAAGTATTCTGATGGTATTCTTCCTATCGACACATATAAAACAGATGTAGACGAAATTTCATCCATTGGACTTCAACATGACTGGGAATCTCTTAGAGCGTCTATCCTGGAATATGGACTCAGACACTCAACACTGTCCGCACAGATGCCATCGGAGAGCAGTTCCGTTGTGTCAAATGCAACCAATGGAATTGAACCTCCCCGTGGATTCTTGTCCATTAAGAAATCCAAGAAAGGACCACTCAAACAGATTGTTCCTCAATATCATACTCTTAAGAACAATTATACGCTTCTTTGGGATATGGAGTCCAATCGTGGTTATATTAATATTGTTGCTCTGATGCAGAAGTTCTTTGATCAAGCAATTTCTGGAAACTGGTCATATAACCCAGAGAATTATGAAAATAATGAAGTTCCTGTTTCAGTAATGGCAAATGATTTTCTGACTACATACAAGTACGGGTGGAAAACTTCCTATTATCAGAATACCTACGATATTAAGACTGATGAAGTGGTGGAAGAGAAACCCAATCTTCAAGATTTAATTGATGAGTTAAGTTCAGTAGAGGAGGGAGAGTGTGAATCCTGTGCAGTTTAAAATTTCTTCAACAGAAGAATCTACAGATATGAAAGGAATGACAGTTTTTAATACGGAACAAGTTGATACTAAGAAGCAACCAATGTTTTTTGGTAAACCTCTTGGAATTCAGAGATATGATTCTTACAAGTACCCAATCTTTGATAAACTGACAACTCAACAACTTGGATACTTCTGGAGACCCGAAGAGGTATCTCTCCAGAAGGATCGTGGAGATTATCAAACCTTACGTCCTGAGCAAAAGCACATCTATACTTCTAATCTGAAGTATCAGATCATGCTTGATTCTGTTCAGGGTCGTGGACCTGGTATGGCATTCATTCCATATTGTTCACTTCCTGAACTGGAAGCATGTATGGAAGTGTGGGGATTTATGGAGATGATCCATAGTCGTTCATACACTTATATCATCAAAAACATTTATTCAGACCCTTCTGAGGTGTTTGATACTATTATTCACGATGAACGCATTCTAGAGCGTGCTAGGAGCGTTACAGAGTCATATGATGACTTTATTCAATCTGCACAAGTTTATGGATCTTCCGAACAATGGAAGCATCAACTTGAAGGAGTCTCATACGCAAAGGAATCACTCAATGATGTCAAACGAAAACTGTACAGAGCAGTCGCAAACGTTAATATTCTTGAAGGTATTCGCTTCTACGTTAGTTTTGCTTGTAGTTTCGCCTTTGGTGAACTTAAGCTTATGGAAGGATCCGCTAAAATCATCTCTCTCATTGCGAGAGACGAAAACCAACACCTAGCACTTACTCAGAATATTCTGAATAAGTGGAGGGAAGGTGATGATCGTGAAATGCAACAGATTGCAAAAGAAGAAGAAGAATGGGTTTATAAAATGTTTGATCTTGCTGTAAACGAAGAAAAGAAATGGGCAGATTACCTGTTCAAAGATGGTAGTATGATTGGACTGAATGATAAACTTCTTCAGCAATATGTTGAATGGATTGCGAATCGTAGACTGAAAGCAATCGGTCTCAAACCACAATATGATATTTCAGCAAACAATAATCCACTTCCTTGGACACAGCACTGGATTTCTTCCAAAGGTCTTCAAGTAAGTCCGCAAGAAACGGAAGTTGAGAGTTATTTGGTTGGTGGAATCAAACAAGATGTTGGTTCAAACACATTTGCTAATTTTAAACTTTGACTAATACAACAACCTGAAATATAATATTATATAAATAGTATTAGAGTTCAGGTTGTTAAAATGTATTATGTTTATGTATTAATAGACCCGAGGGTTAATCTTCCTTTCTATGTTGGAAAGGGGAAAGGTAATCGGGTCTATTTCCATTTATCGGAGCAATCAAGGGCAAAATCAGACAATTTTAAAAAGTTTGATAAGATTAAAAAAATAAGAAAAGAAGGTTATGAACCACAAATTAAAATAGTTGAATATTTTGAGAATGAAAATGATGCTTATGATTATGAAGAAGAACTGATTAAAAAATATGGAAAGAGAGATATTGATGAAGGTGGAATACTCACAAATATATGTGAGAGTTCAAGACCACCAAAATTGAGTGGAAGAACATACAAAGAAATATATGGAGATAAGTGGGAAGAGCAAATACAAAAAAGATTAAAAACTAAACAAGAAAGAGGAAATTATGGTGGAGTAAGGGAACATACCGAAGAAACTAAAAGAAAAATAAGTGAAAAAGTAGCGGGAAAAAATAATCCAAGTTATGGTATTCCTTGTAGTGAAGATAGAAAAAAGAAGATTAGTGAGAAAGCAAAACAAAGATTTGCTGAAGGTTTTAAATCTCCGTCAGCAAAAACTTTTATCTTAACTTCACCTGAAGGAGAAGAGTTTGAAGTTTCTGGTGAGTTAAAAAAGTTTTGTAAGTTAAAGAATATTTCATACGCAACTATGAGTGCTGCTATTCAATATAATAGAACTGGACCAAGAAAAAATGGTTGGAGTATTAAGGAACTTATAAATAACTAAAAAGTATTTGTAAAATGGACGCACAAGAACTTCGCAATCTTCAAGAAGCATATATGGAAGTTTATAATGAGTTAGATGAAGAATTGACTGGTGTTCGTAAACAAAGAGCACAAGAACTTATTAAGAGCAAGCAAACTGCATCTGGAAAAGCAAAACCAGGACAAAAGGAAAAAATTGATCTTATTACTAGAGTTGCTGCTGGTGGGCCATATAAGGGGCTTCATAGAACATATAAAGGTGGTTTATCACCTACTTCTGGACGTTCTGAAACGACTGGTAAGCATGGATCTGCTAGAAACATTCCTCTTTATGGTTCGGGAAACAAAACAAAAAGAAGAAGAGGAATTGATGTTCCAGATACTCGCAACGAACAAGTGGATATTTACGACATCATCCTCTCACACCTTTTAGATGAAGGATATGCTGAAACACCAGAAGCAGCAGAAGCAATTATGGTTAATATGAGTGAGGAGTGGAGAAACTCCATTCTTGGTTGATTTACTTTTTGATTTGTTATGTTACCAAAAATACTTTCTCAGGATTCAAATTATGATGAATGGTGTGAACAAGAAATTCTGAACGCATACACAGAGGCAGCCAAACAAGATGATTTCTTATTTGGTGATTATGATTATGAAACTGAATGGTTAGGTAAAAAACAAGACGATGTTGCATAGATAGAGGAGGTTCTACCTCCTTTTTTTATGTCCAAAAATCAACTTACTAAAGACGAATTAAAGGTTCGTGTCTTAGGATTAAAAAATAAACTCCATATTGACCATATTAGGCACGATATGGATATGAAAGGACTTGCTCATAAATACCTTAACGAAGTCCTTGATATCATTGATGAGTATAGATATTGACTATGAAAATCCTTGGGTCTATAATGGAAGTCCTTTTACTAGTGATGATATTGGCGACCATTATGGATTTGTTTATTTAATAGAAAATAAACTGAATGGTAGAAAATATATCGGAAGAAAGTACCTTTGGCAGTTTAGAACTCCCAAAGGTAAAAAGAGAAAAGTAAAATCAGAATCTAATTGGAAAAACTATTATGGGTCTTGTCCGGAACTTAAAGAAGATGTTGAACGACTGGGTAGACAAAATTTTAGTCGAACTATCCTATCATTACATAAAACAAAGGGCAAAACAAACTACGAAGAGACAAGACAACTCTTCGTCAACAATGTTCTCACAGAATCACTTGACGACGGAACTCCAGGATGGTATAATTCACAAGTTCTCAACCGATACTTCCGAAAAGATTATTATGGAAACTCAGATTGAAAGTGAACCTGTAGCACAAGTTCGTGAATGGGCAATCAATAAAATTGAGTTGCTTCATGATGCTGATAGGCACAAAAATGCTCAAGCACTTCTTGCGGAGTTTGATGAGTGGATTAATATTCCAGAAGGAGTGGAAGAACTTGATTATCTTTGTTTAGAAAATGAAGACTGGACTGATGATCAAGAAATTGATGTTCGGTAATCCAACATCTTGACAAAAACTAAATAA